CACTGAATAATATCTAAAAAAAGAGGCCAATGTAGAAACATCGGCCGACCACAACCATGAAAATAAAAAACCCCCTAAGTAGAAACAAAGGAGGGAACATAAACTATTCACTTAAAACAATGCAAATATAAACAATGCTAACTATCTTCCTCATCAGTTTCAAACAATTCATCGTGCATCTCCTTTACACATTCATCCAAAATACGTAAACACATTCTCCTTATCCTCCTTATCCGTGCCTGGTCTGTCTTATTCATTAACCCCATGTCCATATCTGATACTGCAACAATAGAACTATAAGCGCATCCGATGTACTCCTCCCTGGTAGTAAACTCCACCTCTACCTCTGCAGATTCCGTTCCGATAATTTCATCACTCATAGTATTTTACCATTGATTATTTGATAATTCTTTACCGTGTAATCTCCGTTCTTCTCAACTAAGATATGAGCAAACCCATGTTGGGAATTACTAACCAAAGGCGAATAGTCAGGTTTAAGTTCACAAAGACACCCTGTGGACCAACATCCGATAACCTTTCCATCTAAGTCAACCTCAGGATGATATGAGGCCCTATGTAAATGGCCTACAATAACCGACTGTTTTGCTTTTAGAAAAGCACCCCTTGCTGGATTGACTGGACTAAATACACCCTTAAATACATGATGGCCATGTGTGATTGATAACTTCCCTGCCTTAACTAAGGTCTTGTCATCTATCATAATAACCCTTTCCTCATTCAATCTTAATCTTTCCTCCAGGGTGAAGTATGGATCATCCCATATCTCTCTAACTTTCATAAGTAAGAACTTCTCCCATCTTACACAATGATTCCCTTTTAACCAGTAAATATGAGCATCGGGAAAAGCTGACCGCAAAGAAACAATAAATGCCTTTGTAGCATCGAACTCTTGTTTAACTGACCGCTTCTTAGGATCATGCTCAAACTTACTTACTTGATGGTTGTCTATCAAATCACCATTGATAAAGATGGTATTCACTTTCTCTTTCTGACCATATTGCAAAGCCAAAGTAATAGCATCAACATCATGGTAGGGAATATGTAAATCGGATATTAATAGGATATTATCGCATCCTTTCGGTAAAATAAATGGCTCTCTTTTCTCTTGATGGCTTTCGGGTAGGTTGTAGGGATTGCGAGGTCGTTCTTTTTTCATAACAAACTTTAAATGATTTTTATCTATTTGATTAAATTTCACTTTGCCCATTTTACCCTCTATATGTCTTAGCGAATTTCTCGCCCTTTCAACATCAGCAAATAATAAGTTATTCTCTTTGTACATTATCCTTGCCAATTTTAAGGTAGGCATATCAGGATATTTCTTACGGTACTCCCTTGCTGTATCTGATAGTTTTATCATCCTTGCCCTCTGTATTTAGATGTACGTTTATCTTTTGGGCCTTTGCCTTTTTTGGCTTTGCCACCTTTACGCTTTCCAAAACTGACTTTATTTGCTTGGCTAATCTTTTTCATAATATAAATCTGCTTCGTATTTTCTACGTTTAACAAGTCCAGGCAGTTGTACTAATTGCCCATTCTTACGTGCCAAAGTCCATTTCATAAACTCATCTTTAATGCTTACATCATCAGGATTTTCTTTTACCTTTTTTAGTAGCGTTGATTTTCTGAAGTTAGCTACACCAACATTGTAAAGAAATGATGTTAAAGCATCAAACTGGTTTTGTGTTACGTTATCAGGGATAAAGTGAATGACATTCGCTAAATGATAAGCTACTAACTTTTCAGCATCCTGTAAACTAATTACCTGCCCTAATCTTACTCTCCTTCCATCAGTCCATATAGTCGAACCATAACCAATAGTAGGCACTCCCGCAGGACATAAATACGAGTTTGTCTTAAACCCCTCAAACTTTTTAATCAAATCAATGGCTTTTTGCGATGGTATCATTTTTTAAGGATTGCGATTATAAGTAAAATTATCAATAAAAATAATGCCACCCATGATAATTTCGTGGTAAGTTTTAAATTACCTTCATGGTCTTTTCTTATCGCCTCATACTTTAACCTCCATGATTCACTTTCCGCCTTGTCTTTTATCTTAATAGTATCACGTATCGGAGGCACTCTTTTAATCACTTCCCTGTACTTAACCAGTATTTCAGGGCATTTATCTTTCAATCGGATAGTATCTGTGATAGTATCAAAGGAATGTATCTCATTAACCCACTCCTTAAACTGTACTGAATCCCTGACTATGGTCACCGTATCACATCCATACCATTCAGAACATTTATCAGCGATTAGGTCAGGATAGTTCAGCTTTGCCTTATTAATGTCTTTATTGGCTTTTTTAAGCGTATAGCACCCCGATAAAAGTAAAACTGATACAATGTACCAAAATCGCATAAAGTGTCTTTAATGGCTTTTATTTGTCTGTAGAGTGATAACCCAGTAAACCGATACCCACTGCAGTCAGGATCTGACCTATCATTTTTAAAGTAGGATTTTCCAAAGTGGCAAGGTAAGCACCCACCGCACCGATAAGACCGCTAATAGTTGTTTTCCAATCTTGTTTCATGTTTATTTATTTAAGATGTTTTTAATGACTTTGCATACTCCAGGCACATTCTTAATGATAGTCGTTAAGGAAGCAGTAATGGCAAACAAAGCTATCATTTCGTTGCTCGTAAGAAAGGACACAATGGACAATCCCCAAACCGCCAAAAGGTCAAAATGTTTCATTTTAGTTATTAATTATAGTTAAACCTAATTGATTTGCTACGTAGTTAAAAATTATCTCATCACTTTCACCCCACTGCTGAATAACATTTGCAGGTATTTCCATCGTTCCCATAAAATAATCGAAAGCCGATTCAGGCATTGCAACTATTTCCCCATTCTCATCAATAGAAGTACCTGGACTTTCCATGCCTGTAAGTTTATAACTAACCAACCCAGGTCCGTTATCAAAGCGATAGTTGGTGAAGTTAGTCAATGCGAATATAATCGCAGTCTTTTCTCCTGATGGAGTCCAAATTGTTTTTGGTTCAATTATACGTGTGTTCATTTTAATATAGATAAATTAAAGGTACGTTTGTAGTGTTGTTAATATTTGACATCAAAATAGTAGAAGGTAGTACAGTTTGACCTGTTGCCGACACACCTGCTATCTTTGCGCTATTCGTTAAATCAAATGTGGCGAAATTATTGTTTACTGTTGATCCTCCAATAGTTTGTGGAGCAGTAGTTTGTGATGAAAAAGAATACATCATGCCGATATAATAAATACCTGCACTCGCTGAATAAGTAGATGAAAAAGGCTTAGTAACCCATGTGTTAATCGTATTAATCCAAAATGAAGCACTATTCGTTGAACTTGCCACCAGTGTTAAAGTACCTGCTGAATAAGAATATAAACCCACTCCGTTGTAGTTATTGCCTGTATAATTAGCAGTATTCGCTTGATAGAATTTTACTCCTGTGATTGTTTGTGATTGTGGTAAATAATAAGGCACAAATCTCACTGCTCCACTTGTTAAAAATGCAGCTGCTCCTTGTGAATAAAAAACAGGAGTTCCAAGATTAACTCCTTTGATTGTACTTCCCAACGCTTGCATACCTGTAGTCCATAACCACTCATAAGATGTAGCATCAAATTTAGTGTTTATTCTACTACTCAAAGAAGCAGTGTCAGTAGCATTTAATTTAAGGTTAATTCTATTTGACAGACTTACTGTATCAGTTGGCTTGATATATCTATTTCCTATGGCAGTCAACGGACTAACATCATGCCATAAAGAATCCACTCTACTGAATTGTAATAAAACGGAATCAGCAGGAACTGCAGGAATTGTAACATCGCTCAATTCATCTAACTGCCATCCGTTTTCTATCTTTATTTCAATCCTTCCCTGTGTAGGATGGGCATTAACCACCGAACCAATTTTACAAATGTGATAAGGAGCTAATGGCTTTGTAGTAGTATATCCTCCTGGAACTGTCGGTGACAAGTATAAAACATCACCATCAGTGTACTGATTTGTAGGTAAATTCAATCCTGTTATAGTACCTGCCTGAATAATGTAACCACTGCTCATGTTTGGGATGTCATCAGTTACCAAAGCGAATGTTTTGTATGAGTTCTCCTCATTGTTTGCTTGTGCCAAAGCGATAGATGGCATATTGTTTGAGTGCTTTCCATCAATATAAATAACAGCACCCTTTGAAATCGTTGCTCCCGATTTATTATAAACTTCAGTGATTAACCTTGTAGCCTGTGGATTTATTACAATATCAGATGTTGAAGTTCCTTTAATTACTCTTATGGTAGAGTCGTTTAACTTAGTAACTGAATTTACCCAATGATTTGCAGTATCAACTATATTTAATTTTTGATTTATTCTATTGGATAAGGAAGTAGTGTCTGTAGAACCGCCACCGCCTTTTATCGTATCCCACACCAATGTCTTAGAGTTATAGAAGTAAAATCTGTTATTACAAGTGTCAAAGGCAATAGCCGACTTCCTTGTCAGATTAGTTCTAAGCGATGGCACACCGCAAGTAGTCGGGATGGTTAAGCTACTATCAATATCCATTCTCTTTACAGGCCCATATCCATACTGTGGCATGGACTGATAAACCTGACTAAATCCAAATTTGACAAAAAATGTCAGGACAAAAACTGTCCAAAATTTTACTATTCTCATATCGTTGGCATATTACAAGCGTCAAACTTACTGACTGCTGATAAGTTAAAAGTACAAGTAACTCCACTCAAAAAATCCTCAAACTTCTCACTTATGGCAGTCCAATTTATATTTGTATCTATTAAGTACTCCTGTGAATTACTCCTCATTTTGCTGATTATATCGGCACAAATAGAATGCTGATCACTTGTCACATCGGTTTCAAATTCTCCCTCTTTACCTGACTTATCCAAAAACCAAAAATTAATAGAATAAACCTGCTCCCTACCTGCATTTAAACCGCCTGAATTAATGCTATAACAAGCCAAAGGAAAGGTCGGCTGATCATCCCAATTTAACCACTCCAGTGGACTGGCGAACCTTACTGTCTTTATCATTGCGTGACTTGTCAGCAGGTCGTTGATTTCCGTTACTACTTGATTGTAGGTCATTGAATTTCGCTTTTACTTTGTCGATGTATTCTTTTTTATATCCTTTCATATTATCTATAAACGAATGAAAATACTTCCCCTGCCATTGTTACATCACCTGTAGGCAAAGTTACAGTGCCATTCACAATCTGCAAATATTGAGTGTCAGCAGTTGGACTTGTCGTTACTATCTTCCCAAGGCCCGACCTCATAGCTACAAGTACTGTTTTTCCATCCAATTCAGCAACAATAAAGGTTGTCTGTCCTGCTGTAGCAGTATAGTAAACCGCATTTACTTTTGTGCTATTAGCACTGTTTAAAGAGTATGACCTGTCTTTGTAATCACCTATAAATATAGGACAAGTGTAACCCTGTTTAGTAGGGAAAATAACATCAACACCACTGGCAGGATTTAAGTATTCATCATATAGTTCGTAGTTCTCCTGTAAGTATTTAATCATTCTTTTATTATAGAACTCGGCCATTGACTGATACTTCTGTTCTAAAAGTTCCAAATCTGACCTACTCGGAGTGTTACTTTCTTCTGATGTCTTTTGCAGAAAACCCTTTGAAAATAACTGATAACCCATTGTCATCGGTAACATTGACATAGTAAACCAAATCAAAGCATCGGTTATGTAGTTATCAATTAAATCCTTTTCATCATTATTTAAGTCGTTACTATCGATACCATCCTGAAGTCGCAAGTAAAGTGTACTTCCAAGTACTGGCTGAATGTGTATATCCTGGGCTACCTTAATCATAGGAAAAAGCTGTTTGCCATCAATAGCATTCGATGCTCCTGTTCTTTCCTTAAATGTCTGCTCTGTTATGAAAATGATATTTTTGCTCATGTCTTATTTTTTCCTTGTTACGATGTTTGCCCTCCATTCATGCCTACATTGATATTCTATGTCTCCGTTGTTATTCCAAAAACCACCGCACCTGTCAAATACTGAATAACCGAATCTCGCACTCAAAGTTTCAATATCTGCTCTCGAATATAGTTTGTCTGACTCCATCAGGGCCACACAAAAAGGTCTGCTATGTGATTTGTTTTTGTCGTTTCCTGGTACATTGCGCCACTCGTATGAGTAGCGTATCATTAACTTTTGCACCTTACTATCCTTCCCAGGTAATTCGGAGGCAGGCTTTAATACCTTAGTTTCAATTACTTTATCAACTCCGACTTTAACCTCTTTAACGCTGATAATCTTATTATCAATCAAACCCTTAATCGCAGTATTTACATCGTCTATATTTGCCTTTAAACTCTTAGCAATAACTTCGGGAGTAATCTTTTTATCCTTATCATAAAGGCCCAATATATTAGCCTGTAGTTGGTCTATTTCATACTCATTTGCAAAGGTTTCAAAGTGACTTAAAGGAGTACTCATTAAGATTTCAAAATTATCTCTACTTTCTCCAAACTCTGAAAACGCCTGTATTAAAGTAATTTCAGGATCAGCACTAAACTTTTGAACTTCATCATCAGTCAGTGGACTGTCATCTATTCCTAAGAAAGTATTTACATCATCATCGGTAAAACCAAATCCGTTTTTGAGCATCAGTGATGCCTGTTGCTTATTTAGTTTTCCGTTCCCGAACTGTCTAACTATCCTCATGACATTCTGATACTGTCTGCCTGATAGATTTCGAATAGCCTCATTTGATTGTTTAGCTTGTTGTACTAGTACTTCCTCAGGTAATGCTTTAGAGCCATCAGAAGTGACATCTGTACTTTGCAAAGGCTCTTTACCCATGATTTCACGAATCTCATTCTGAGTAAGATTAGCCGATATGATAGACTCACTAAATTCAAACTTCAAAGGCTCAATCGGTTGAATTTTAAACTCTCCCTGCTCACCCTTTAAATTCCTGAACTTAGTTATTATTTCCTCAATTACTTGTTGTCTGTCTGATACGTATGTTTTAGAGAATATCTCAAAGGCATCACGTAACTCGTTTCTCTGTCCTAATGATCCAGGAGTAGAAATACCGAAAAGAACAGGAGAAGTAACCTGATGCGTGGTTAAAATCTCGCTTTGTATTAAGGTATTAACATTCGTGAAATCTTCTTTGGTCAGCATTGAACTACCCAAATCAACAATATCGGCAGAGTTTTCTTTGCTCTTATTGAACATGATAACCACACGCTTGCCTTCACTACCTGTAAACTTCTTTAACAAACCTTTCTCTACTTCGCCTTTATGCTCCTCATTGATAGGATCACCGTTGTTAAGATTGATAAGTTTAGAACCCGAAAACCCTTGCTTTGCATTTCCTAATAGTGAACGACTGACCTCGATGTCAGCTTCAATCATATTCAAACCCTGATAGTAAGATGGCAAAGGGTAAATGTCTGAAAGTGGATTGTACTCCTTATAGTAATATATCTGAGCACCTACTGGATCATTCACATCAAATGCAGGATAAACTCTTTCTTTCTCTCGACTATTAGACCAATCATTTTTTACATAAAACTCTGTCTTTTCCGCATTCGTTCTTACCTTATGAAATTCGATGTGATAGATATCTTTAATCTTCTTTTCTCTATTCCATATAACCTGAAAGTAAAAACCCCTATAAAGTTCATCATCCTTTACTACCTTTCTTAAAATATCATTCCAGGTTTCCACTCCATTCGCCTGACCTGATTCCTCAAACCCTTTACCGTATATGTATGTACACTTGTTTTTAACAATACCGCCATGCTTTGGTGACTCACTAAATAAATCTAAAAGGTATTTAGGATAGTCGTTATTCATTCCGAAAGTCACCCATCCCTTTGTCTTATTCTCTACAAACTTCGGCTTCTGTGCAGTGTCGAATTGTAAAACAATATGCTTATAATTATTTTCCATTTTTATCCGTTGTATGTTTTGAATGAGTTATTTTGCTCATCATATTGCATCGGCTCGTAAGTGTCTGCAGGATGCAAATACATTAACCCTGTTTCAACTTTATTCTTTCCGACTGGACTTGTTCCGCTTGATGAAGCCTGCTCATAAATATCGTAAGTCCAAAACCCTGTTTCTGCATTTGCAAAGTTAGTGTTCACAACAAGTGAAAAGTAATCGTACCTCGCTGATGTACTTGCATTCGCCTTTACAAAAGCGACTTGCTCACTCGTTACACGATTTGTAAATATAAAAAGAAAGTACGGATTTGTCAGCAGACAATTCTCCGTACCTGTAAAATAAACATTTTGCGTTTCGCCTTTTGTTAGTACTATCATAACTTAAAAAAGCCCGACTTTGTCGGTCGGGCCTTTATCATTTATTAACCAATATTAAGAGGCCAATTTGCCCGAAATCACGCCTGATGGACAAACGATGAAATCTTCTGTTTCCTGACTTGAGAAGGTAGCCATATATCCGTTTCTGTCACCAAGGGCAGTACCCGAACCTGCTTCAGCAGTATCTAAGAACAAACCGAATTTAGCTCCATACATACGGTAAACCCCATCGCCTTCCAAAACTACGAAAACACATTTATTCTTAGCAAGTACATTGATAAGATTTCTCACAGTAGCTGAACGACTGTTTACTGGGAATGATACTACGTGTGTGTAAAAGAAAGTGCCATTTTCCTGACTTGCAGTGATGGCATTGGTAGCAAAAGCAGTAGCACGAGGCACTTCTATTTTATAGAAAGTTTGCCCTGATGGAGACATCGTGATACCTGTTAAAGTACCATCAGTTTCTCCGTAAGATGCTATCTTACTTTTTTCAATTACCCAAATTGTTTGGACACCTCCGACTGATTCCCGACAGTCAATAGTGTATCCTGATGATATTGCACAAGGCATATTTTAAAATTTATTATGTTAAAAAAGTAGGGTGGCAGAACTTAATCCACCACCCAAATATATTAAGCCAATGAAGTAGCTTTGAACTTCACACACTCTGAAGTAAAACCAACACCCACACCAACTTTGAACTTGGCACGGAATCTTACTTCACCGTTGTCGTCGCTATACCACAGTTTGTAATTCTCGGGATCGCTTTCCAAATCAATCGCCAAAGCCATGTTTGACAAACTCATTCCGTAAGCATCGTAAGTACCATTCAAACCGTTTACAGGTTGGATGTTTATACTTGTACCTGGCAGAATGAATGATTGAGCATTTGCATCTTGAGGATTGTAAGAGAACATATTCTTTTCACGGAAAGCCAAAATCAAAGAACGATACCAGTCGTAACCTACGAAGATGGTAGCATCTGACTTAGAGGCAATCTGTGCAGGGAATGCTTTGTAGATAGCTTCAGTAGCTGCGATGATGTTGCCACTTGTAAGAGCAGTGATAGCACCTGTAGCACCGTTGTAACCTGATACGTTTGCATCAACTGGAGAACCTGCATCGATGAACTTGATAAGACCGTTAAACTTGTTAAGGTTTACGTTTCCTGAACCAGTCAAAGCAGAATCACCTTGCCACAAAGCAGTCTCAATCTGAGCAGAGATACGAGCGTTCTTTTTATCAAGGTATGCCTGAATCAAAGCAGGAGCAGAACTTTCATCTACTACACTGCCAATCTTCATGGCCTCCTGATAGAAGTACGTTTCCAAAGAATCCAAACAAAGTGACTCCTCAATTTTGATAGAACCAACAGTGATGGTAGTTTGTGTTACGGTTGTAGTGCCATCGGCATTCCATCCACAAGCGTTAGTTTGGAAAGTAGCGTCAGTGTCCATCAAAGGAATGGCTACTACAGACTTAGCCTTTGGGATAACAATACCGCTATCCAGGATGATCTGTTGTGTTTTAGCACCGAGAACTGCTGAAGTCAACAGTGGCTCGGTTCTTTGTGAAGTGTAGGCAGTTAAGCCTGTAAGTGAAAATGACATTTTCTTAAAATTTAAATTGTTAGAGTTTAACTAAAAAGGATAGAATAGTTTTTCTCACCTTTTTCAGTTTTTGAAAAATTGTTTTTTTGAGCTACTACAGGATCAGGAGTTCCAGTAGGTTGCTCGGCTAATGTCTGTGTCAATGATAACAGACCTTCGATAACTTTAGTAGCTTTCGCAAGACGTACCTCATAATCAGCGAACTTAGTTTCGTATGCACTGAACTTTTGATTAGTAGCAGTTTCAAAGGCTTGAAATTTCTCTTTCATGTCTTTGCCCATGTCCTCTACTACAGGCGCACCTTCTACAGGTTTCATTTCAGTGATAACACCATTTTCACCAACTACGATAACAGTACCATCTTCTAAGGTACGCTCACCTGCAGGAGCAGGTTGGCCAGCAATAGTTACAACGCCACCAACACCCATTTCGGTAATCTCTACCTCAGTACCATCTTTTAATTTTGCCTTCATAGGCACGACCATTTCAGGAGCTTCAGCAGGCATATCAGCACCGCTTACCAACTCCGAAAAAGTCACTTTAAGTTTTTCAAGTATTTCTTTTGTATTCATAAAACGGTTTTATATCCTTATATGGATGAAATCTTACTTTATTCCTTTTAACACCTCTGAAATTTCTATTAAGGCAGTTTCCTGATTAGTATCTAATAGCTTGGCAATCTTATTGAGTGCCTCCTCCTCTGGAGTTAAAGCCGACTCATAATCAAACATTCCCTCAACAGAAAACCCTTTGAGTTCGCCTGACTTAATCTTATCCCATACTTTTGGATTCTCTACGTAGAACGAACCAAACCAACTACCATCGGCCACATCCTCAAATCCTACCATTGGCATGATGCCTCTTTTCTTATCCACGATAAATGACTCAAACATAGTAACCCCATCCACTACCTTATTGGAATCGTGCATTAAATTAACCTTTGCCATGTTTCCCCTTTTGCTCCACTTAATGGCTATCGCCTTAATGGTATCGGCTGAAAACTTAACATAATGCTCACCGAATTGGTCGTTATTTCTGTAGATTAATTGATCCGCTAACATTAATGGGCCTGATATTATCCTCTCCTCCTCATTTACTACCTGGAATGAATAGTTAAACTTTTGCTTATTGTCTATTTGCTGAAGTTTGCGACTTGCCCACTCTACACCTTCATCACCACCCCAAGCTAACCACATCAAACGACCACATCCATCCCCTAACTCTTTTTGAGAGTTTTGTCTGTGTCGTTCAAATCCTGCCATTCGGGCTATCGTATCTCTACTGATATTCTCACCATTCGCTAATTGGTTTGCTCTTATCTTTCCGACAGCAGTACCACAATCACCCCATCCGTTTTCTTCTGCCCATCTTAAAGCTATCTTAGCATTCTCACTGGCTTGCTTTGGATAGTCGTTGTAGGTTTCCTCTACAAAGTGTTGCTCCCATATTGAATAACAAATTGCAGTAGCTTGGTCGGTATCTTTACCCTCACTAACCACATACGATATGCAACGTGGGATAAAGTCTGTTTCATGTTCTCCTTTGGATGGTTCAATAAATTCATCTTTGAAAGCTAAGAAGTCACGCTGAATGGCAGGATTATCTACAAGTGCCACATACGATACCTCGCTTTCATCATTCATACTATCATTAATTTTCAATTCGTAAATCGGTAACTTTTCCATTTTATTTGTTTTTTAGTTTATACGAGCAGCTCTATTTAAGCGTTTTATTCTTTCCTGATTTCCTGATACATCGGACTCCACTACGAATGCCCTTGTCGTTGCATTGCCTGTCTGATTGATTAACTGTTGATTGAGTGCAGTCGATGACATTTGCGGAGCTACTGGAGCAGTTCCCCCTACTGATGGCATAGAACCTCCACCGCCTGCACCTGGTACTTTTGTAGCCACGATTGCCTTTACAGATTTTATACCATTGGCTATGGTAGCGGCTACGTTTGCTAATTTAACTATAGTATTTGCAGGTTCAGGAAGTACTGCCTTTGCCCTCAAAACCTCTGTAGCACCTAAGTAAGTATTAATTGTAGCTTGTGCAATTCCTAATGCTTTACCTACTGCAGTCTGTTTTCCTACTACTTCACTTAAAGCACTCATCGCATTGCCGACCGCATTGAACTGGGCTATCTTTGTTTGTGCTTCTGCTTCTGCTATTTTTGTTCTTTCATCAGCGTTTGTTTTTTCAATCTCCGTTAATTTACCCTCATGCAGAACCTTTAACGCTTCTTTACGTGTGTTAAATTCTGCCTCTGTTATTTCCTTATTGTTTAATGAATTGTAAAGGTTATCAATCTCATTTTGATATCTTATCGCCTCCTCCTCTTGTCTTTTTACTCCTGCATCCTTAATCTGTGAAAGCCTTGCCTGAGTAACAAGGTCGAAAGTTTCCTTTTCAGCTTTTAGTTGTTCATCAAGTTTCTTTTTCCTATCCTCTGCATCCTTCTTATCCTGCTCCTCTTTTTTCTTTTTATCATCTTCAGCGTTCTTTGTTTGCAATGCTCTTAAATCAAGGATATA